AACAAGCAGACCAAACTTTACACAGACGACACCAGGCGGAGCATTTCAGTTCACAGAATCTTACCAAGGTCCTGGTTTAAGCAATCAAACGATAATTCAAAGAGTAACAGAAGTAACAAGTATAACCGACACAACTTCCATTTTCTCGCAGTAATCCTAAGTGTCCTCTCCCCAGCACTGGTCCAACAAAGAGTTCTTGCTGAGACTGTTGGCGGCGTTAGCGCCACTGCTGCTCCTGTTGCTAATTCCTCTGGTTCAGTCACCAACCAAGCCATCCAAGTCCTCCAAGGCCCCTACATCACCAACACCTATGGAAATGGAATCCAGTGCCAAGGACCTACAAGAAACTTTACCCCATATGTAACTGGTAGTGCTTCTGCCACTAAACCTTGGGAACCTTATTATGATTCCCCTGTCTATGATATGAGGGACTTTAAAGGTGCTTTTGATGATGAAGGAAATGAAATTGGTGATGGAGCACCAGATAATCCAGGATCTATTTTTTATCAAGTTCCTACAAGAACTGGACAGAAAGATAATTATAATCTTGGTGTTGGTTTTTCCATTACTTGGTCAGAACCATTAGATAAAGAATTGCAAAAAAAATGTAAAGAAGCAGCAGATGCTAACATCGCACTGATGCAACAACAAGTTGCTAATAAAAGATTAGATTTCGAAATTGCCCGTCTCAAGAATTGCGGCGAGTTGATGAAGCAAGGCATCAGTTTCCACCCCAAGTCTCCATATTATAAAGTATGTGCGGATGTGGTGGTTAGGGATGTTACTTATATCAAACCACATGTTCATTCTATCCCTTCTTCTTCACCTTCGCCTTCACAGACTTCAACTTTGCAATCGCTTGATTCCGATCCCTCTGCTCTTCTCGGCGCTCCTCTACAGATAAAATCTTCAATTCCTTCCCCCTAATCTTAGCAATCTTTTTCATAACCTTTTTAACCGTTGGTTTGACTACTTTCAAAAGTATGTCTGCCAACGGTTTTGCCATAAGTGCTGATGCTGTTGCCACTACAGCAATACCACCAGTAGTCATGACAGCACCAGGAGAAGGAAGACCAGCAATTACTTGCTCTGGTAGGGGCACAGGTTCTGTAATCTGAATACACTGGTTACCAATTAATTGATAGTCAGTAACCTTCTTTCTAAACCCTTCAATGTATGTGCCAACAGGTTCCTTTGCTGCTTGTGCTGGTGTAGGGCATTGTATGCTACCACTAGAAGGTGGTGCTGGATTAGTAATTTCTATTTGTCCAGGTGGATCTGGTTTTTCTTTTTGTTCTTGCTGTTCTTTAAGTCTTGTATCTACCTTTGGAGTAGGTGTTGGCAACTTTTGGTTTGGTTCAAAATTGGGAGCATTATAAGATGGAACACCTCCATCACACAATACCATGTTTCCTCTAGGATCAACTTCTCTTAAATCATCAGTTTCTCTTGTTTCAACACACCCAGGAATATCAACAATAGGAGCACCAATGTTTACTACAACTGGAGGAGTATAGGGAAGTGCTTGAGATGTAGTATCAAAAACACCAATAACAGGAGGAATATCCAGTTCTCTTATCTGAATATTATTGGTTCTAACTTCCTTAATCTCCATCAGAGTTCCAAGGATTTTTTATCTCTATAGTATCTAGTCCTTCTACTTCTGATGGTTCTGATTTTATTATGGGTTGATTGTTTTTCTTATCTTCCTCATCCCATATTTCACCCATGTGCTTAACTTGCTTATCAATATCTGCCATGGTCATTTGGACTTTACCATCAATCCAATGTTTCCATAACCACTCAATAACACCAAGAGCAAGATGATTGATAGGAAACTTTTGTTTGTTTGCCCATCTCTTACTCTTGGTATACCAAGTATCTTCACCACCCCATTGATGTTCGAACTTATACTCGAACTTTGGTTCAGTCGTCATCTTGGAATAGGTTTGCAATAGCACTGAATACTGAATGGAATGCTACGTAAAGGAAAAACTTTCCTTCAGCATCTCTGCTTTTCTTTCTTCTTGTTGTTGTCATACTATACAAACCTACCATTTTCATCTCTTGGAATATTTAGACCTTTGCGTTCACTCTACAAGAGTTCCTAATCTCCTGCGTATCTCACGAAGTTCCTCAAAATCTTTTTTCTTTGTCCCCCCATCGTATTCCCACGCTAGTCCCTCAGCGATCATTTGTTCGTTGAGGGACACGTCGGCGTCTCCAATGTAGAGCCAGCCGAGAAGGCGTCCATACTTTCCAACACCACCAACAAGCTCAGTGCGGATAACGAGATCGTCATCCCCTTCAATAGCGCCTTGAAGTCTTTCTTCAAGCCAGTGAGTAGCATCGTAACCCAGTGCCTTCTCTTCTTCATCTTTCGTTCTCTTCTCAGGAGTATCAACTCCTGCTACTCTAACACGTTCTTTTTTATACAAATCAAAACCCAAATCAATAGTGACATCAATGGTATCACCATCAACTACCCTATCAATTTCTACTACTCTAAAATTATAGCAGGACTTTCTGCTGGGTGGTGTCATTGCTCCCATACTTTACTCCTTAATACAAATAATTTGTGATGGATTGTAGGTATTTAGAGCACATGTAAAAACTTCTTGGGGGAACCAAAATATTTTCATGAGAGTTACTGATGAAATCACAAGATTCATACCAATAATCCAAGGTTGTGCCTTATGAATCTTGTTAATATTTTCTTCACTCCAATACTCTTTCCACCACTTCATTACATTCTCCCCTATGAAATCCTTCTGGTTCTGTAGTATGTATCCAATCTTTTAGTCTTGAAACGTATAGCCTTAACAAATCTGCCTGGTTCAGATGAAAGGTATCCTGACTCTCAAGATACAACTTAGTATGGAGATCTACTCCATCTAAGCACTTCTTTATTACAGGGTTCCAGGGTTCCCTAAAAGAAGTATTCCATTCTCTTGGCATATATTATTTTTTCTTACCCCCATTCTTGGCTTTCTTCGCAGTTGCGTTGCCCTGATTCTGTTTCTTGTTGCTCGCAGACCCTTTCTTGCCCTTGTTCGCGGACTTGGCCATCTTCTTCTAATTCCTTAAATGATAGGAGTAAAATATATATGACACAATATGCTGTAAATGCAAGTCCACACAGAAGAAGAATAATTACACTCCAAGTTGGATCATTTACATCATTGAGAGGATGGAGAAGAAGGTTCATCGGAGTCAGCAATCATTAAATACTTTGCCAACTTGTGAACCTGCCTCTGAACCTATCTTTTGTCCAAGCAATAATGCCCAACCAGATGCCAACCATCCAACATAAGGTATGTTCATCACAGCAGGAACAGCAACACCAGCAGCAATCGCACTACCTGCCATTGCACCTTGACTCCGTGCGCCAGCGTCCGCCACTATGCACTCTATGTCTTTTGCAGACTTTCCCTCGCCGTCAACGGCACCTCCTAAGTTTCTAGCTCCGTCCATAGTATATTGATCAACACGATATTCTCTACGACTCTCAATACCACCTCCACCAAACAATCCACCTCTCCTCTGATCGAGTTTCAGTTGTCTTTCAGAATTTAGAATGGCAGGATCGTTTGCTTTATATTCAATCTTATATCCATCCCTGGTTGCTTCTACCTTATAGGAAGAGTAGTCACCACCAGGAAAATTGATTACTGGATACTGCGGTCGAACAGCATTCAATAGATGACCGAGAACACCAATATGAGCAATACCAAATACCACACCTAATCCAATAGCAATATTCTTTGTAGAGAATCTCTTTGGTGGTGTGGGTGGTATTACTTCTGGAACATCAGTCTTTTTATTGAATGCCATTTTACTGACCTTGCAATTGTTTATCTAAATTTTTTAACTCAGAATAATATTCACAAGGATACTCCATAGTGATTTGATCACCCTGAAGCATTAAGTCAGTTCGGCAATATCCATTACCGATTTCCATATGTCCAACAATAAACAAAGTGAGTAGCATCATTGTTCTATACCGTAGGCATTACAGGTGGTTCGCCGTCTTTCTTAGGAGCAGCAGCTGAGATTTGAAGAGGTGCTTGTTCAATACGAATCGTTTGAGCAGGAGCAGTTGCGGCAGCAGCAGCAATCAGTTTCTCTAAATCTGCTTTAGATACACCACCAGCATTACCCATCTTCATTGTTCCGTCACCAGACTTCTTAGCAGTTTGAACACCGAAGGTAGCTAAAACTCCAGTGAAGACCGATGCAATGAAAGTAGGATCAAGTTTCTGCTCAGGAATACCAAGTGCAGCAGGAAGTTTAATGTAAGCAAGAGTCAGAATACCACCAGACCAAACAAGAATACCAAGTCTGACCATAGTGCTAATTGCTTCTAATTGACCTTCGTGGTCATCAGCAGCAGCTTTAATTTTACCAAATAAACCCTTTTTCTTCTCTTCTTCTTTAGAAACTTCTTTGACTTCTTCAGACATGCAATTGTGGGCAACGCATTGCTATTTAGTTAATAAAACCCTCTTCACGCAACCATTTTTCAGTCAGTGGTGTAGGTTCATAAATTTCCCACATCTTACCAGTGGTACAAGCATCAAGTGCTTTGGCAGTCATACCTTCGGTTTTACCCGCCCACTTTGCTTCCGATTCAAAAGGAACAGCAGACTTTGGATAGGTTTTCTCTACAATATCACGCCATACTTGTGGAACCTTTTCTTCTGGATAGATGAGAGCAATCAAACTATTCTTGATAGTTCCTGCCATACAATCTTGTGCAGAGTGCCATCCTTCGTGACGCATGACAGTCATAAGGACATGTGGACGATGCACAAAAGCATCATTCAGATAAAAGTTATTTGATACTGTGTGATAAACTCCACGATGACCAGGGGGAAAATACTTTTCGTGCCCTAGAAAAACCATAACTCCGATCTTATCAAGGGATACCAACATCGAGTTAAACTCGTCAGCAACAAGATCAAAATTAGAATTAGGAAACTCTTTACGAATATCGTCGATACTCTTGATTCGTCGGACATCTTTGGTGCATTCTCGTGTAATCATGCAACCCAAAGAGTCCATCGTATAGAATCCTTTTTTGAGTTTTGGTTCAGCAAAAGCAGGCATCACAAAAGATGCTGCTGCTAACATAGACAAAGCAAGTTTTTTCATAGTCCAGGAATCGAAGGAATAGCACCACCAGTTGCTGATGGCATTTTTGGCATGGCACCCTGAATCATACCAGGAAGTGCTCCAGCAACTGCATCTGTTGCTGCTTTAACAGCCTGTTCTTTAGCAGATTCAATCAGTGCATCCTTATTCAGAAGAACATAGGCACTGCCGCCAATTAGAGTCAAAGAAGTTAAACCTGAAAGTAAAGCAATGACATTAATTACTTTTTGCATAGTATGCCTCGTAGTATTTTACAATCCCTGCAGTGTGCATGTTGCCTTGAGAAACCCAATCATGAGCACACTCATAGATGGACTGGTTTGAATATTTAGGGAGGACTCCCTCCATTTGATGACCGAATTTTGATAGTAAAATTGTAAGTGCTTGATCTCGCACTTTCATTTTATCATCACTGTAACGCCAATCATCAAGTGTCATCGAAACTGTCCCATACCAGTACCAGATTGCCACTCTCCAGGACCTTCATGAAAGTTTTCAGATCCTCCAAGAGTTTCTTGCCATGAACCCCAAGACTTAGTTGCAATTTCATAAATTTTTTGATGAATGTCAGCAGACTCCTTAGACTCCGATTCATCTAAAATCTGTTGATCAATCACTGCTTGCTCGTAAGATTCTTTAACAGTCAATTGTTTTTCAGAGAGAATAGGAGTAGAAAACCAATCATCTTCTGGGAGATATGCTGGAGCAGGAACTCCAAGATAAGGAGATTCTATTTCCTTACAATCAACTTTTTCATTGTCAATAGAACGCTCAACTTCATCATCAAGAAACTCACTCCTGGGGATGAAAACTTTTCTGATAAATTTTGCTACGGTGTTGATCATGCGTAAATCAGTTTCTTAGTGTAATTGTAAGCATATTGTTGTCGGTATCCTTTGATCCCCCACCCTAACCAATAGTAAGCAGCAACCATATATTGGTCAACTGTTTGACCATTACCTTCAAATTCAGGAAGATAACGTTGGAAGACAGATTCATTAATCATATATGCGGTTTGTCCTTCAAGTGAAGAAGGATCATATCCATATCTAACAGCAAATTTACCAAGGTTACGATAACGACCAGCAGAAGTCCACTGAATCAGTCCATAACCACCACGAGTGCATTGCTTATATGGCACACGGGCACCACCTTCACAAATATTTGGATGGAAGTTACTCTCTGCTTTGATATTGCCCATAATCGTAGCAAGTGAATTACGATCAGAAATTTTAGTTTTCTCTTGGAGTTTTTCTAAAACATACTGTTCATTCTTGTTACAAGTAGGACACTTCCAAGTTTTTTCTACTACCTCAATTGGAACTGCCTTCTCTTTGTTGACGATTACATCAACAGCAGGAGGATTTTTGATTTCACTGATGCTTGGATAGGCACAAGCAGCAGGGATGGAAGTTGCCAAAGCAAGGAGAAGAAATTTTTTAAGCATTAAATTCATTGAACTCGACATCCGTTACAGAAATTAAACTCCTCATACGGCACGGGGATATTTATTAAAAAAGGAGGTGGGTAGCCTCCTTGTGAATCATATCAAGTTTTAAGTGTAGTGTCAAGCAGTAACGGGTTCCCGTGTTGCAGTCTTCACATATTCCAGGACTGCTTCAGGAGTGGTTTCTCCATAGGGATCGTCAGCAGCATTATCACACCTGCCAGGTTCTTCAAACAGTTTCTCAATGATACCGTTATCAACCACAGCAGCATAACGCCAGGAACGTTCACCAAATCCAAGATTAGACTTGCGAACTAATTGTCCCATTGCACGGGTGAAGTGAGCATTACCATCGGGGATGAGTTTTACTTTCTCAATACCCTGATCTTTTGCCCAGGCATTCATCACAAAGCCATCATTAACAGAGATGCAGTAAATAGCATCGATACCAAGTTGAATAAACTCTTCATATTGCTCTTCAAATCCAGGGAGTTGATAAGCACTGCAAGTAGGAGTAAATGCACCAGGTAGACTGAAAATAACCACACGCTTATCAGTGAAGAGATCCAAGGATGGTGTAGTAATAAACTCTCCATTCTCACGGAATACAAATTCTACTTGAGGGACTTGATACTGTTCTTTACGCATTTTTACTTCTATCATATTAGTTAGTTGGATTATAAGCAGGGACCATCATACCCCCACCAAAGTCATCATCATCGTCAGCATCATTGTTGCCAAGGGCGCTGATCATTAACCACATCCCCAGCATCATGGTTGCTAACAATAACATCACCATACTCCTGGAATGACTTGCCCAGTTGCTAAGTATGATGCAACTGCCGCAACGAAACCAATCATTGCTGCACGACCATTCAGTTTTTCTGCTTTGTCATTAAACATTTTAGTAAGTCTCCGAAAGTTGTTGTACAGAATATCCTAAGAGGACAAAAAAGGCAATACTGGTAACGGTAAAGATTACCTCAGTCATCAGAAGATACCGAAGAAGAACTTACCAGTGATTGCATATGAAAGGAATCCAGAGATGATACCCATCATTGCCCATCGACCATTATAACGCTCAATGCCCTCCATAGGAGTCAGAAGACCCTTGCTGTGGTAATCTTCGATAACCATTTGAGGTTCTTTGGCAAACATGTTTTGTTGCCCATACTCATTAGTTGTTACAGTCATTGTCTTTTGTAAAGATTTATAACACAATTATATAGGAAAAATAAAGAGGGGTCAAGCCCCTCCTGTTACGGTTTCCCGACAAATTGTTCAGACTGATACTCAACGAAGAGTTTCTACAGCAGCCAAAGCCTTCTGTCGCAGATCCTCAGGGAGAGGAACATAACCAAGACTATCAGATTTGCTTTGTGCTTCTTCACTCAACATATAACGAAGAGTGTCCTTCACGGCAGCATTCTTAGGAGACTCGGGATAAGCAAGAATCCAAGTCAGGGAGACGATAGGATAAGCATTTTCACCTGAGGGGTTAGCATCAGCACCACGCAACTTATCATCAAGGACGATCTTAGAAAGACCTGCCGCAGATGTTTCAGCAGAAGCGGTGACATAGTTACCATCTTTGTTTTCCAGAGCAACTTGTTGGAACTTACCACCAGAAACATAACCATAGTTCAGGTAGCCGATGGCACCATCCATCTGTTTGATTTGTGCAGCAACACCAGAGTTACCTTTGGCACCCACACCAGTCTTCCAAGAGACGGCCTTACCAGTCCCAACTTTCTCTTTCCACTCAGGAGAGAAAGCACTCAGAGAGTTGGTGAAACCTTTGGTAGTACCAGAACCATCAGAACGATACACAACCTTAATCGACTTATCGGCACAACCGAAAGTAGACCAGTTGGTGATCTTTCCAAGGAAGACATCAGCCAGTTGTGTCTGGGTCATCTTGGCATCACATCCAGGATTATTATATGCGGGCACAATGGCACCACCAGTCATAGGAATGTGAACCAAACCAGATGCAGGGAACTTGGAGTCCTTTACCGCACCATCACTAGCACCGAAGTCAACAGTCCCAGCAGTGAACTGGCGAACACCAGCACCACTACCGACTGCTTGATACGAGACCATGTGTCCGCCTTCGTTTGCATAATCTTGGA